CACAAATTACATTAACCGACACAGTAAAATTAAATTATGATGTATATATTTATATGAATGGTTCAGTAGAAGTATGTAGTATAGAAGATTGGTTGATATTTGATGGCAATAATTGGGTGATATATAATCTTAATACTGTTGGAATAAAAGAACACAAAGACAAAATAGGAATTAATAAAATGTATGATTTATATGGCAGAGAAATATTAAAGCCTAATGGTTTTTATATAATAAACAATAAATTATTTTATGAATAAGTTTTTTGTTTCTAATGAAATATATCAAGACAGAATATCAATTTGTAAAGATTGTATTTTTTATTTCAAACCAACGGGAACTTGCAAGGACTGTGGATGTTTTATGAAAATTAAGGCACGTCTTGCACCTATGGAATGCAGTCAAAAGAAGTGGCAAAAGACAACTGAAATTGAAACACCTGAAGACTTACCACAAGAAATAATAGAAGAAGTTATTGAGATTTGGCAATATATAAAAACAGGCAAAGCACAAAATCAAAAAGTCAAAAGACGGATGATAGAAATATATAACACTATTTTTTCAACTAAATATAGCGTTACTACAAGTTGCGGTTCTTG